TTTCGCCCTTGGCGGCCAGCTCGGAGAGTTCGTCTTGCGTATATGCGCGCCACTCGGGGACTTCCATGTCGGCTTCGGCATAGTGCGCGGCCAGGTGGGCATGGCCCTTGGCTCGCTCCGCGTCCAGCACGGATTGGTAGCCGCCACGCGCTCCGAGCAGCACGCCCATGCAGCGCCGGGTCGCGTCGGGGGCCATGTCACCATCATCCGCGTGATGCACGCCCTTCACGTCGTCGCCACGGGCAAACAGCGCCAAGGCCGCGCCGTCGCTGTGGGCTGTGGCAAGCCATTCCGTAGGGGGCTCTGTAGGCTCTTGACCCTGGCCTTGGGGGGGAAGGGTAGCCTGGGCCGTCGGCGGCTCTGGGGGGGGCTGTTTTGGGGCGTTTGGGGTAGGCGTGGCCATTGGGGGGAGCGCCGATTCGATGCCCTGGCGTACGAACTGCAGGCCATCGGGGTTGTCTGGCTCCGCGTAGGCCTGCACGGTGGGTGCCGGCATGGCCGCTAGCCGCTCCTCAGCATTGGTCAAGGCCATGCGAAGGCCGCCGTCCGCGTCTGTCTCAGTCGCCCACTCTGGCGCGGGCTGGGGCATCTTGGTCTCGACTTCGCGAGTCTCTGCGTCGCCCGTCTCTGGTACAACGTCCCCTGCAGCGTCCCGGGTTACCCGGCGCACGGCGCTGATAAGCGCGTCCTCGTCTGCCCCGAGCGTTACTACGCTGATCTCGTTGAGCAGCGACTTAATGGCCCGCAGACCGATCCGCTTGCCGTCGTCATCCTCGACCGGCTCGCCTTCCTTGATGTGGAACGCGATACTGATGGCCTTGAGGATGCCCCGCTCGATTTGAGTCCATGCGTCCCCGAGCTGATCCATCCAGAGTGGCGACACCATGGCGCGGGCCGCCACGTAGTCCTCCGTGATGGCCAACTCGACCACTTCGCCGATGGGCACGATGTAGCTGGCGTGCTGGTAGAGCAGTACGGGGTTCTTCACGAACCGGGTCAGGTCCAGGCCCTTCGGCTCAAAGAATATACCCGCGCCGTTGACCTTTTCGTTTCGGGTCACCGCGACAAACTCAATCTCAAGCCACTCGCCGGCCTTGTCCCCGAGGCTCTGGCGGACAAAGGCGGGGGGAGGAGTCGACGGTTGGAGCGACAAAGCCGCCGGCCCCTCCTTGCCCGCTGGGACCGATGCTTGCGGTAGGGCTGAGGTCGCGCGCTGGTCCCACTGTTTCCGAGAATATTTGTGCTTCATCTTCCTGTCTCCGGTGGTACGGCCACGGCGTTGCAGTTGCAGTGACAGTTCTCTTTCGGGGAGCCGCCCATTCCGGGGAAGCTCATGCTGTCCGCTCCGACGTGGAATCGCTGACCGTTGCCGCGCACCTGGCCGTCTGCGGAAATATGGGTGTCTCGGCTGTTGACGAACGAACACACCCACTGCTTGTACAGCACCTCGTGTTCATCCCTGAAGGCCTGCGCGCCGGCGTTCCACATCTTGGTGGACTCAGTCACGGCGATGTTGGCTGGCCGCCCGTGGTCTGGGTCAAGCCAGGAATCGAAGCGCACCTCAAGGTCGCCTCGTATCTGTCTCAGCGTGCGTCGCTCCACCATGCCCCGGAGCACCACGTCCTTGATTGCGTTCTGGTCAGTCTGCGCCGGCCCCGCCCAGTAGGCCTCCGTCCATGAGGAGGCATATTCCCGTGCCGCTTGGCTTTCAAACGTAAACGCCGGAAGCGCCACGTCATACAGCTCCCGCTGGAACTCGCCGCCGATGACGATGCCACGGGCCACGAACGGCTCAGCAAGCTGACTCAGCTCTGCCGCCGCGGTCTCGGGGTCGGTCGCCGCTGCCAGCATCTTGTCAACGATCTCGGCTTCCGTGTCCTGCCGCACCAACCACAGCCCCCTGCGCTCCACTGCCCCCCTCCCCCCATTAGCACATCGCCAGCCAGCGTCCCGATGGCTGAACGGGGCAATAGAGACCACTCCAGCCCTTGCATAATAGTGCCCTCGGGGTCGTCGGAGAAGTGGGCATCCCACGACTGCAAAAAGCGCTTGGCAAACTGCTTCCAGTAGGATCGGATTCCAACGTTCAACTCGGCTCGGAAGGCCTCCCGGCTCTGGTCGGCAAGCTGACTGATGCGTAGGCGCTGCTCCCGTGTCCAGCCGCGCGGGTAGCCCTCCGAGTCGGCACGCTGGGCCACTACAGCTACGGGGGCCGGGAGTTCCTTCTGAGCCAACAATGGCTTAGGCATGTCGGTGACAAAGCCGCCCTGTGGGCAGGCATTGGGATTGTCCGCGAGCGCAGCCACCGCCGTCTCAAGCATCGCTTCCACGACGCTGCTCTCCATGCCGGCGGCCCGTCCTTCATCGGCCAGGGCATCCAAATATGCCTGGCGCTTGCCGTTGTCGCTTGAGCCGCTACTGTCAGAATCAGCCCCACCATTGCCGACCATGTCAACGGGCTGCACGCCAGTTGGCGGCCACCACTTGTCACCCCACGGGTAAGTCTGCCAGCCGTTCTCTGCTGCAATTTCATTCCACGGCGCTCCATTTTTCAGCCGAAATTCGAGTTCCTTGAGTTCCGCTTCTCTGTCTTTCGGTGTCGGGTTGTCGTGCGCGAGCCGAACCCGCCGGCCATAGTTGGGCCGCACAAGATCGTGGTTCAGCCGGGCGTCAAATATCACGACCAGCGGGCCGAAGTGATACTTGCTGAAAATATACTCAGCGCCCTCGACGTTCGCCTTGCTCGTGTCCCGCGTGATGCCCGTTAGAGATTGGGGCACGCCCATCACGCCAAGGACAAGATCGCGGGCCTCCTCGTTCAGACCACGGAATGCAATGGGCGCTTTGTTCGTGAGTTCCTTCCACTCGGCACGCCCCATGGGCAGGCCAATGACTTCGCCAGCCTTGCGCGCCCCCTCGTGCTTTAGCTTGATCGCATCGAGCCAGGCTTTCCTTTTTACCTCGTCGTCTTCCTTGAGCATCACCACGGCGCTGGCCATAGCGCCTTGGGTCATGGTCCAGTACTGCGCGTCGACCACCACGGCTGCCAGGTTGACCCCGGCCGCGGCGGCCTGCTCCCGACCGAAGCCTTGCCGCAAATCCTTCGGGTGGGGAGCGACGAAGTGGACTATCTCGTCAGGTTCAAATTCGACCTTGACCATACCCGTGACGGTGGCAAGACTGTACGTCCACTTCGTGACATGGACCCGGAAGTCGGCGGAGTCAAACGTGGGTCGCATGTTCTGGCTGGGCAGTGGCCACAGTGCCTTGACCCGGCCTCGGGTGCTGCGCTCGATGTACCAGTATGCATCGCCACACGTAAGGATATACGCGGTGGCAAGCCAGAGCATTTCCTCAGTCGTCAGGAACGGGTTGGGCTTCTCAAGCAGGGCGCACAGGTCGTGGTCTTCCGTGTCCAGCCATTCCGACTTGCCCGTCTTGCGATTGACCTTGCGCTCCTGGACTTTGATCGGGCTTCCGACCATGGCGCCGGCAAAGACGTTCACCGCGGCATAGGCCCAGCCGGCCAGCCCTCGCACAGCCGCGGCCTCGCTCAGCTTGCGCCCCGCCCCGTCGCCCGTGTAGGCGTTGCCCGCGGTGGCCGTGTTGATGCCGCTCGCCTCGAAGATCGGGAGAAGATCGTCAAGGTTCTGAGTCACTAAGTCGACAATGCCCCGGGTCTGCTTTGGCAGAATCGCCGCCCCGAGCCGCTGTCTTAGGTTCGCCAGCATCGCCATGCGATTCGCTCTCCTGCGCTCCCACCGGTGTCACAAGATTATGCGCACTCGGGATTCCAGGAAAGCATATCTTGGGTTCGCTGTCAAGCACTTTCTGTGATCTGCCCAACGTTCTCTTTGCTGGCGGTACAAAGGAAACGCCCGGAAGTGTTACCTCCCGGGCGCTTGGGTGTGAGTATGCGTGACGGGGGAAGCTACTCGCCTTCCGCCGGCTGGTTCACCTGGAACTTGAGCATCTCGACGTCTATTTGGACGCCATGGATCGCGCTCCATGCGAGGATCAGCCTCTGACGCTCATCCTGGACGCCTTGGTCTCCAGACTTCATGGCCTCGTCCAGATCGGCCATCTTGTTTTCCATCTTCTGGACGTGCCCGGCGATGACCTTCTCAGCGTTGCCGGCGCGCTCTGCGAACTCAGCGCGTAGCTGGCAGATGGTCTGCCCCTGGGCAATAATGTCATCGCGGTCGCCTTGCATAAAGACCTTGGCCCCCTCAGACGCTCGGGTCTGTCGGTCGGCAAGATCGGCGATGGCCTGCTTGTTGCTCTCGATGCAAACTGAGAGCGCTACGTGCTCCTCGTGGTTGTTAGACAGGGTAGACGCTTTCTGGACACGCTTCACCTTCGCCAGGCGGTCGGTAACGTAGTTGGAGAGTGCTGCCGCCGCGTCGCCTCCGAAGTGCTTCTGCAGGACGTTCCAAGAGGCCTGCCCGTCCGGGTCATCCTCGGGCTTGGAGTGCAGTGCAGCATCTAGGGCCTCCAGGTCGACCTCCTGGGTACGTGCTTCATCTGAGTAGACGTGACACTCAGGGGCCTGCCCCTGCGTCCGCTCCATTGTCAGGTAGAACACTTCCACCGCGTCAGGCTCCGCCGTGTCCGTGGTCTCGCATGGGGCGTCTGACCGCGTCTCGGATATAGGCTGCTCTGGATAGTGCCTCGACGACGCGGCCGACGCACCGGTGGGTCATCCCGGGCTCCGCCGTCATGTGGATCGGTCGCTCCCCTCCAACGGCTCCTTCGCGGTAGAATATCTTCGGCTTGAGACCTCCCTCGTCGCACCGGATGTAGAACGTCTCCATGTCCTTGCTGTCGGTCTGCCGCACGATGGACACGAGGTCGTAAGCCCGGCAACGCACCTCCTCACTGTTCACACCGCTGCT